TTAATATTCTCATCAACCTTCTTTACATCTTTTGAAAGTTTATCAAGTTTATCGCCAGTTTCGTCTTTCTGTTCTTCTGGTGCGGCTTCTTTTAATGTTTGACTCTTCAAATCCGCATCAACTGCAGGAGTTGCTGTTGGAGCCATTGCGGCACCTGATGCTCCAGCAGCTGGTGTTGCAGCCTTTGCCTGAACATTGCTTGGAGAAGCAGTTGGCGAAATATTCATTCGCTGTCTTGCAGATTCTTTGCTTACGATTTTGCCAGTTTTCTCATCTCGATATCGACTGGCTTCTTTTGAATACTTGAGACCTGCTTGCTTCTCAAGTTTACGCATTTCTTTCTTAGACTTTGGTGCTGCTTTGGCTGGACTGGCGCGAAGTTTATTCGCAATACCGTCAACAGAAGATTTGATACCACCTACGATCTCATGAATTTTCTCAGATAACTCGTAGATCTTTGTAATCTGTTCGTCACGAAGTTTTGATTTCTCAGATTGTTTTTTCAATCCCTTCGTTGCCTTTGATTTACCTTCATCAGCCTTGGGATCTTTGATCTTGAACTTTTCGCGCATCTTCTCGAGTTCTTCTTTCGGAACTTCTTTTCCGAAAAACTTATCGAGCATTGCAGCCTGTTTCTCATCAGCAAGACCGAATGCCTTTGCAAACTTTCCATAACGCGATTGAACGCCAGACTTGGCTTCTTTATATTCTTCTTGCAGTTTATAGGCTTCTTGTAGACCTTTTAATCCACCAATGCCCTTCTTTATAACGCCGCCGCCAGCCTCGCTCATTTTCTGTTGAACAGCCTCTCGCTGCATCTCGAGTAAGTTTTGAACTTCCTCTTCTGAACCTTTCACTCGAGTGCTTCGACGCTTACGGTTCTTCTCTTTAAGACCAGTTAAACTTTTAGCACCTGTAGTTTTTATCTTCATCGTTTTCTTCTAGTTCTTGTAACTTTTGCAATCTCAGATTTCTGTTGCTGCTGCTGCAACTTAATCCTTTCCTTTTCTTCCTTCAACCAGTTCATAAGCATGTTTACATAGGTCTGACGCTCCCACGGCAACATATTCTCAATGTCGCTCAATGCATACTTATGGTGCTGAATCAAACCAAAGTTACAATTAAAATAATTCGCTAAATTGTCATAACCAAACATTAACCGAAAAAATCGTCGATTCCTTTTACAACGATTGTATGGTTAAAGGAGCACTTGCTGCATGTAACTTGTTTTGCGGTCTGCACATAAGGTAGAGTTGAAAAGAATGCCTTAAATCCTTCAAGTTGATCAAGACTCAAAGAACCCAAGAAATCATAAAACTCTTCCTTTGTTATAGATCCAGCCTCATACTTTGAACTATCATCAAACACATAATCTAGATGTTCGTAGATCAAATCTAGAATATTCTCTAGTGTATCAACTCTTGATGCAATAGAAGTTGAAATACTTATGGAAGGATATTTCAACATCATTCCAATTTCATCAGAGATCATAACCTTATTTGTGTGCTCTTCTGGCACTACAACTTCTACTGTGTTTAAGTCTACTTCAAATACCATGCTGTTGCCGCATCTTTCGCTTTCAACAACATTCTCGCATTTGTATGAAAGTTCCAGTGTTTCTCCCACTGAACGAAGTCGAAGATGAATAAAGATCATCTCCAAATCAAACAATGGCAAATTTTCAATATCCACCTTCTCATCGAGGCAGCAGTTATTGATAATTTGTTTTACTGTATCAAGCAACGAAGTCAGATCTTCTGCTTCCTTTGCCATCAACAATAACTTTTCTTCCTTCACTAGAAACGGTCGAAACTTTACCTTTCTGTTCAAAGATGTCAAATGCACATCAAATGTAGGATAACTAATCTTCGGTAATGCCATAATTTACTCCATATTAAATTCTTCCACCATACTGTGGAGACGATGTTACTGATGGTCTTGTCTTTAAAACACCAGAAGAAGCATCAGTACTTGGACGCACACGAACTGGTCCTGCTGGTGTATTTACGAGAGAACCCGCTGATCCAGTTTCGTTGTCGCCAACATTTGGCGCTGATTGCACTGGTTCTACTGAATCAATTGGATTTGTTTTAAATGGTAACCAACGATCAAATTTAAATGCGACTGTCAAACGATGAATTTCGTCTGTACCCCAATTCAAATTCATTGCATTCACCGTAACAGGGAAAGCATTGATAAGTGTGCACGCATAAGAAACATGAGGCTTGTTAAATCTTTCTGGATCCATTGGTGTTCGTGTTGCTACTGTTGCGAGAGTTGGTCTCGTTTCACCAAGCTGAGTTTTGTCTGCTCTGAGTGCTTCTTCTCGCGTAAGTTCAGATTCATCTATTGGCATAAATTCGCTATACTGACGAATGATAATATCTGTAACATAGTTCATCTTGTAATTGACAAGATATGTTTGTTTTGGGATAATATTATCGAGCCAAGTGTCAAAGAATTTCTTTTCCCATAGATTACCAGCGCAGATAAACGAGAGTGTCACATCTCCGAAAGAAGGAGTACCTGCTAATGGAGTTGGTGCGCCGAAAATTTTGTTATCGATCGTATTCAGTGTATATCCTGGCAACTCTGCAGATTCGCATTGCAATGATAATTGTTCTGAAGTTCCCATATTCATTAGGAATGAGGGAACATTAATGATTACATCGAACTTTGAAGATTTAGCAAAACCTTCTCGAGAATCGAAGTGCGAGATAAACTGATTTACATTAAATGCCATTACTTTTTATATACCATCTTTTGTGTTGGTAGGAAAATTGCCGTTTCCCAATTGGTTGGTTCGATGTATATCACCGAAGAAACGATGTGAGTAAGTAGATATCTCTTCAAACAATCCTGTATGAGTTTATATCGTTTTGACTTATTCAATAGATCATAAGATAAACGAAACTTGGTTGTGTCGTCATATTTATCGTTATTGATAAAATCTCCGAGTCGATCGAGTAGAATGAGACGAGAATATGGGTCTAGATAATGCAGATTTAATCCTAAGAATCCATCTGAATACATCTCAATTGGAATGACGAGAGGAAATTTATCCCAAACAGGGAGAACATCTTTAAGTTTAGGGTCATATTGATAGGTATACATACGACCGATAAATGCTTTTGGTGAAATGCGCTTTGCATCGTTTAGAATGTTCGAGCGATCTGCAGGCATACGAAGTTTAGCAAGTTTGCCTCCGAGCCATGCTCTCGCTTCTGCACTTCTTGGCTTAATGCCAGCTGCAGTCATTTCTCGACTTAATTTATCAAATAGTGATGGCATTAGATTCCGAGATCATCCTCAGTTATAACTTGAAACTTCCATTGACGAGTCTTACAGTATTCAGATGCAGCCTTCCATTTCGCCTCATTTACTCCCCAAGTCATTACCTCATTGATATATCTACGAGTAATTTTACTCTTCTTTTCTGGAGGCTTCGCCTGATTTTTCGGCTTAACCTCTAATATCATTCCTTCTAACATACCCAGTTTATTTCGAACACGAACAAAAAAGTCAGGGAAATAACGATGCCAACGATTGTCAACTGGGGATAAATAAGGTATTACAATTTCTTCGTTAGACCACTCAATCACACTTGGGTTGGTATCTAAATGTACCATGACTCGGCGTTCCCACAGCGATCTGTACCAGATGTTTGTTGGATCACCTAAATATTTATTGGTATTTTTCGGACTGTATCTACCTGAATAAGCCATAGATTTATTTAGACCCCTCGGAAGAACTTAATGTCAACACCACTTACGCTGAATAGTGTTTCAAGAAATCTAGATCCAAACGAAGCAAAGGGTCCACTAGCAATTCTGGCTAAGAATGCGTTTGCAAGCACTGACCTTCGATATCCAATTAATCTTGGTACAAATAATTTCGAAGGACTACATTATGTGACTTTCTATGTTAATGTGCAAGAAAAATCTTCATATAATATTCAAGAAAGAACTAATATCGGTCCGACCGCAAATCAAAATCGCGCAAATGATGCAGCCGCAGGTGTCGGTCAGATTGCCTCAGGAAATCAGATTATCAGTGATAGTACCATGGGGCAGTTATTTGCCGAGGGAACTGCAGGTGGTGTTTTCGGTGCGGCGATCGGTGGTGGTGCGGGAGCATTAGCAGCTGAACTTGGTGGTCCAATTGCTGGAGTTGGAGCCGCAATTGCTGGTGGTGCTATTGGTGGTTTAATTGGCTCAACGATTGTCAGCTCCATCGATCTTTCTCGTAAAACAAAACGATTGAAGTCTACGATTTCAATGTATATGCCAGACACTATCAATCAACAGATCATTCATGAGTATGGCGAAATTTCCATGACAGAAGCACTTGGAATGGTTGGTGCCATTGGTCAAGGTGCTGCAGCTGTTGGATCCTCTATTGAAGGTTATATTAGTTCTACTCTTGGAAGTGGTGCAAAAGCAGATCTGAAGGGTGCTGGTGCAGGCTCACTGGCTGAACTGGCAGGAACTATTGCCGAAAAATCTGGAGCGTTTGGTGGAGGAATTAAGGAAGCATTGCTTTTCTCTGCTGGACTTGCACAAAACCCACAAGTAGAAATTCTCTATCAAAAGACAGGTCATAGAGAGTTTATGTTTGATTTTAAGATGTCAGCAAGAAGCGAAGCTGAAGCTGCAGCAATCCGTAAAATCATTAAAGAATTTAAGTTTCATTCTGCACCAGAGCTCTTGAAGGGGTCATCTGGTCGTTTCTTCATCCCACCCGCTGAGTTTGAT